AATTGGATACATATGAATCGATGTCTAAGAAATTAGAAAAGGCATTGACTGGTAAAGCGCAAGCTAAAACTCAAGAAGCTGTAAATTCTAAAAATCAAACTTCTGAAGAAGCTAGTGTAGTACAAGAGGAAACTAAACCTTTAAAAGTAGAATCTCCAAAGTCAACTTCAACTAAAGCTAAACAAGAAGTTGCTGATGAGGATGACGAGGATGACTCGGATTACTTTGAACGATTAGCTAAGATGTAATATTGAGGGGAGACTTAAAGTCTCCCCTTCTTTTTATCCCATAACAAACCCAGAGAAATTTCCGGCGTTATTATTGAAGATTGAACGCTGCCCAGTAATTTCTTCAATTCTAGCTCTCGGCCTACTTGCAATGGCAGTATTTGAATTATTAATTTGAGTATTTGAAATTGGAGTAATTATTTGTGTAGTAGTCTTTTCAATTATCTCTTTAATTCTATTTAAATCTTTCTGTTCTTTAAGATCATTAACTTTATTAAAATTATTATTTAAAGTATTAACATTGTTAGATTCAATCTTTTTAATGCTACTTTCAACATCTTCAATTCTTGTGATAGTTTTAACATTATTTGAAATTTTATCAGTAACATTACTCTTAAATGTATTGACAGCATTCTCAATAAAGTTTGGAGTTTTAAATTCCTTATCAGTTTTCCAGAATTTTAATGATTCAATCTTATCAGAAATCCATGCGAATAATTCATTGATAGACTTTGATAGGTTGAACTGTTCAAAGTTCTTAGTTATTCCTTGAATAGTATTGTTAAAAAATGATTTAATTGAATTTAATTCTGTTCCAAATGATTCATTGATTCCGACCAACAGTGAATCGAAATGTTTAACTAAGTTTGAAGTGAATCCAGAAACAATTTTAAATAAATTTAATTTATCTGCATTCTCATTTAATGCTATACTAAGATCATCAAATCCAAATAGGCTAGATACATAAGCAATGGATCTATCAATAAACTTTAGAATCACTTCAACTGGAAATAGCAATCCCTTAGTAATACCTTCTAAAATATTTCCAGATTTAAATGTATCAACTATCGAATTTACTGGATCAATTAAATCTTTCTGAAAATTTAAAGATAATAGCATACTTCCGGCTAAGGCTAGTGGTCCAAATAATGGAGTTAATCCTCTAGCTAAAATTAATAATGGTGTTATGAATCCGGTCATTGATTTCAATATAGAACTAACATAACTACCTATTCCCGCTAAAGCGCCAATTTCAAGTAACCCTAAACTAGATTTCTCTTTAGTATTATTAATTGATCCAGAGGATTCCAATTTAGATAATACTTCGGATCTCCATTTAACTTCAGCATTATATCGTTCAGTATCAGTTTCGGGATCATATTGATTCCGTATAGATTTTACTATAGAGATAATATCATCTAATTTTGTCTCGACATTATTAGATCCCTGAATAATTTCTTGCTTATTCTTTCCTGGGATAATACTTTCTTTTACAATATTTTCTTTAAATGTAAATGCTTTAGTATTTTCCCGTTCAAAGAATTCAGCTCTTTCTTTAGAATATTTTAATTCATTGAATTGCCTAAATGATGCAATCTTTAAATGAGCCATTTGCAGCGCTAATTTTTTATTAGTCTCGGCAATTTCCTTTAATACTGGATCACTCTTAACCAATTCTTTGGCCTTTATATCTTGTTTACTTCTGCCAAGAATATGATTGACTAATGCACCTATACCTTTACCGCCATAGAATGAAGTAAACACAGCCATAGAGCCAACCAATTTAGCAAGCATACCATAGATGGGTGGAGTTCTATCTTGAGTGGCTATAGAGTTTAATCCCATTGCTGCGGTAGCAACTATTCCAGTAACTGGTTTCTTTCTAACATCAAACTTAGTAGCATTACTAATAGAATCCAATAGATTTTTTATTGGACCTTCAAATGATTCCTTTATCTTATCCAGATCATCAGCGAATGCTCTAAATTCTTTATTTTTCTTTTCTTCTAATTGCTGAGTATCCCTTTGAAGTTTATTCGATTCCTTCATGGATTCTAAATCAATTTTCTTTCTTTCAGTCTCGGATTTATTGTTTATTAAATCTGCTTTAGCTTTTGATAGATCGGCCTCAGCCTTTATTCTATCTGCTTGTGCTTCAAGAACTTTCTCTTTAGAATCTAATTGAGATTTTGCAGCTTGATCCTTTGCAGCATTTAAGTTACTATCGGCCATTTGTTTAATGGTTTCTGAAGTTCTTAAATTAGACTCTGCTACATTCTCTTTAGTCTTTTGTTCTAACTTGGCAGTCTCAAATGCTTGTCGATCAAGAAATTTCTTATTTTCCTGAGCAATTTTCTCTGCTTCTCGATTTGCCTTAAATGCTGCAATGACAGCATCTATTTCCCTTTCTTTATCATTCAGATCCATTATACCCCCTTCTATTACTCTCTTGGAATAGCCAGTCATCATCACTTATTGTTTTTGTTGAATCTTCTAATAATCCAGATGTTATTGCTAGGTTGCCATTAGAAAACCCAAAGGGTAATAATGATTGTTTTATTTCTTGCATTTGATTTTCAAATATTAAACTTCTTGTATCAACATTTGTTAAATTCTTAAATATCTTTTGTTGAGTTAACCATGAGAATAATACTAGGCACATCACTAAATCATCATGATATCCAGTATCAGCCGCATAAGAAGTTCCCTTTTTAACAAACGTACCAATTTCAGATATTATCTCAGAATCGCATACTACCAATTGTTGATTTTTTAAAATAGTATTCAAAATAGAACATCCCAACATTTTAACTTTAGAAGTTGTTCTTAATCCTATTTCTTTAGTTTTGCCATTTGAATGAGATAATTCTTCTTTTCTAGTTGAAAAAAACATATTGACATATTCATAAGTTCTATATAATATATTAGCAACTTCTCCACCTGCATCATTAAGTTCAGCTAATACATATGATTCATTGTATTCTGTAGCTATCTGATAAATGATTTGCGGGAACGCATAGGGACTTATAGAATTATCCCTATAAACACAAACTACTTTATAAGGAATTGCAGTTACATCTAAAGTAACAATTACTGAGTAATCCCCTTCGACGCCTCTGGCAGTATCTACGACAGAAATATAGGCATGTCCTGGGATTGCCTTCTCATATATTTTAATATTTTCAGTTTCTTCAATCGGTTTAATTATTGGTTGACAATTAATAATTTCTGAGGATACTAAAGTATTAGTAGATCCTGAAAATTGACATAATACCTCTGCATTGAATATATTCTCTCCAAGTATTTTTCTTTGATCATTCAACCATGTTTCATCACGACCAGGAATTTCATTCCATAGCATTTGAAATGTTGAAAATCCATTCAATCCTTCTTCGGCTTCACTCCAAATCTTCCAGAATAAATTATATCCTTTTGGGGTAGATGATACTATTACTTTGGTTTCATCTCCAGATGATATAGTAGGCCACACTGAAGCCCAAAAATCATTGGCAATATTATTTGGCACAAGGGCAAATTCATCTAACATCAATACAGATAAAGAATCTCCCCTTATACCACTAGCTGATGTAGCACTAGCGAATACCTTAGATCCACTCTCCAGTTCAATTGATGTTTTATTCCATTCGACTACACCATTTTGTAGCCACTGAGGTAATAATTCATAAGCTAATTTAAGTCTACCCAAAATCATATTTGCAGTCTTAGCTTTATTAGCTAGTATCCCACAATTTTTATCTGCATTAAATAATATATACCACAATAACCATCCCACTTGAGTGGTTGTATTATGACTTAAAATGTCATTTGAATAAAATCTATGATTATCATCATCAACAGTAACATCATACATATGTTCTTGATAATCATATTTAATTAAATCTATACAGCGTTTATCTCCAAATTTAGTCTTTATGTAATCCCCAATTTTAACATCTTTGACAAACACTTCATTATACATAGAGTCAAATACTATATGAGTATCTGCGCATTCAATGTATAAGTCATCTTCTAATATTAATTTATATACTACAAATTCAATAGTCTTATGAATATGGGAAATTGGCTGCCAGCCAGTATCAGTTTCAATTTCCCATTCGGATAGTTCTATTGAATCTATAATTTTATCGGTCATATATTAACTTAAATTCTTTTTCTATATCTTCTATGGAGTTAATTATATTTATGACGGAATCAGAGTCTATACGAAAAGTTTCCGTCCATCCAAATTCACCTATAGCTTCTTCTGGTTTGATTTTAAATTCTTTAAGTTTTTGTTTAAGGACTTGCTCAATCATAAATGCATTATTAATCGTAGTATTCATATTGAGTTTAATTTTAGAAGATAATAATTTACCATATCTTTTCTTTATTGTTTTTGTGGTTATTCCAATTTTTGTATGATGATCATCAATTTGAATCAAATAAAAAATACCAGGGACTTTATTATCTGATTGATTCCATAGTGAGCCAAAAGATATTGATGAGGCTTTCTTCCTATTAATTTCTTCTATTTCTTCTTTAGATTTACTATTGAGTGTAGACTGCCATTTTTCTTGACGTTCCTTCCACATCCTCAATCCTTCATCTTCACCATGTCTTTCTATACATTTAGATAATGAAAATGTTGATTGTCGTTCCGACAGTAATATTTCAGATTCTTCTTTAGAATATCCTTTAGAAATATAATATTCAATTTTTGTGCTTTGGTTTTCTGGATGATCGATTATAGTTTGACTAGATTTAGCCTTGACAGATTCCAATCCACTCTGATATGATTCGTCATCAGTATATTTAATAAAGTTCTTTGAGAAAGGTGAAAATTTTCCACCATGATTATAAGCTGGATTTTTATCGCCTTTGATAGCATCTCCTAAAGATTGGACTTTGGTTATTTTTACATTGTAAGTTTCTTTATATTCTTTAGGTGTTAAACAATGTTTATATCTAAGATGCGGAGTTAAATCCCTAGCTCTATATGAACAAATTTTGCATTCAACATATTCCGAATCTTCAGGAAAGGTTTCATGGGAAATTTTTATTAAACATTCTGTGCAAGTTTTTTGTGTTTTATGATATGCACTTGTATAATTATATTCTGTATTACATATTTTACATGTTACTGTTACTTTTTTGTAGTTCATAGAATTCACCTATAGTTATTTTTTTAGATTCACCTGTTTTGGTGTTTCTAATATTTATATAGGTTGAAAATTTCAAACATTTGCCACTTTGTCTAGTAGCTTTTAATACTGTAAATCGATTATCATTAATATGATCAATTAAATTAGCTTGACAATCATATAAACCAAATTTAACTTTACCTTTATCAACATGTACAATGTACATATAATTTCTTATAAAATATTTTACATCCTGAGAACACTTTATAATTTCTTCTAATTGTTCTTTGGTATACTCAATATCTACTCCAGCAGCTTTAATATTTTTATTACCAAGATATAATTTATTTTGCTTCATCTTTAATTTTCTTAATTAAATCTGTCATAGTTCCTACAAAGACTGCCGTATTATTAGTCACTTGATTTACTTGTGGTTCACTTTTAACTTCTAATATTTCTTTCTTTTTAACATGTACATCCAATAACTGAGAATTAATATCAGCAAGATTTTTAAGCAATCCAGAAAATACTTCTAAAGCTCTGGGGTGTTCTGACTGTTCAGCTATCTCTTGAGCACGATTTAACATTTCTTTACCGGACTCAATAATGTCATGATAATTACTTCTGACTACTGAAATATCATATTCAATTTCTTGGGTATCGGTTAATGGTTCTGATTGAATTGGATCATGTTCAATAACTTCTGAAGAAATGACTTCAGCATCTTGAACTTTATATTCAATGTTCAATACATCAGATAAACCTTCTTTATTGATTATCATAGTTTAGTTTTCTGTTAATGTCTCTGTTAACGTATATACATCAGATTTACCCGCAGTGCTTGGAGTAACTTGCACAACATATTTACCAAATGTATCCAGATCAATATCAACTGTTTTAATAACTCCAGTAGTACCCTTTGGACCAAATAGATGAATTTTTGCAGTAAAGTCTAAAGAATTAATTAAATATCTATACTCTTTATAGTCATCAGATAATTCCGAATCGGGAGATACTGAATTTAGAATGAATGGGACATCTTGCTTTATACCTAATTCAGGGACTACATTTAAAGTTATTGTGTAATTTGGTGTGAAGTATGGTAGAATCTGTTCTATGATTTGAAGCATATCTTCTTGAGTCTTGGTATAAACATGTAATTTTAAATTAACATTCCAAGGACTAGGAGTCATTTCATACGTTACTCCATCAGGATCAGTAACATATTGTAGATTTCTTGATAGCTTTCTATCTGAGTCATAAACCATATTCAACATCTCAAAGGACATTCTTGGTAGATCCACTTGGTTGAAATTATTCTGAAGTTGATTCTTATCGGACTCAAATCTCTTTATATATTTCTCTTTACCAGCATATGATATTGGTACTCGAATATCCTTAATGATAGTTCCTTCTGGATCTCTCTTAGGAGTTCTAATATTTGAAAATAGGCTACCAAAAGCTACTATAGTATTTCTGATAGTTGCCCAGTAGAAAGGATTATTATTAATCAATTAAAAATCTCCAAATGGATTTGTTACTGAGAATGTATCAACAATATCAAGTGCTTCTTCTTGTAATTGATCATTATCTTCTTTATCTGAATTCTGAATTCTATTGTGCCAAGAATTATCTTCAAGAGTAATGTATAATCCATTTTCTGTGGTAATATCGACACCATTTTCAAGGGTAATTCTAAACAACATTGAATCGACACCAAGGGTTTTACTGTAATTGTCTAATGTAGGAATACCAGTATTAAATACTTCATTAGAGTATCTATACATTTCTGTTTCCAGTTTCCAATAATTATCTCTACCTAATTGGTAATGCGGCTGCTCATTTTCAAAGAACTTAATTTCTAGTAATACAAAGGTATTCTCTTCATTTTCTTTTAGATCGATGAATAATAAATCCCCTTCTCTGGGAATTGATGTAATATTTTCAATACCTTTATTAGCAACTTCTTCACGAAATCTTCTAGGGGAGATTGAAAAGGTATAGGAATCTCTAATCTCAAATCCAAATTTTGACAGGATCTCAGATTTACCCTTTGGTCCAGAAAAATCTTCCAGATATGCTTCAAGGGCAATTGCAGTTCCAAAAGTTGATCTAGTATCTTCGCCTAGGATTTTGTCGTAGTTTGAATAGATCCTTGGAATATAATAAATATCAAATCCACTTATCTGAATGGCTTCTTCAATTATATCCTGAACCAATGTACGTTCATTGGCATAACCTTTGGAATTTATATATAAATTTGTTGCCATTTAATTATCCAACATAAAAACTTAATGGTTCTCTGTAAGTCGATTTTAATTGTTCTTCTAACTTCTCAATTTCCGATTCTGCTTCTTCATGTAATTGTTGACCATTTAGTTGCACTCCACCTGGAAGTATGATATTCTGATATTTAGATATATTGCTTGCCCATTGTTTTTTAATGATAGAAGTTAAATATCTTTTTAACCATGCATTATCATATAATTTTAAATTAGCTTCATCATTGACCGATACATGACCTTCTACCATTACAAATTGATCTGGATCAATGGCACTCCAAAAGGATGAACTTAAAGTTACCGTACCAAGAATTCTACTAAATTCAGTCTTTGGTCGTGGATTTAATGTAAAGTCAATTAGAGATAGATGCTGTTGTAAAGTGAAATAATAATTCATATCTAAATATTGACCAGATTTAAATATATCATTGGCCATCATTTGATATTGGATATCAAACATATAGTTAGTATTATTTCTATGAGCACCCGTCCAAGGCAATACTCGAATTACTGAAATTACATTATCAGATAAAGTTAAATATTTATTCTGAATATCCCCAATGAATATACCATTGGTTGCTATTACACCTGATGCGGTTCCACCTGAAGTCGATGGACCAGTTACCGCTTCCCCTGCAATAAATGTTCCGGTAAATGTTTTTGATCTTAACTTATTGATTTCTGGTACATCAAACAATTTCATAGTTGCACCTGAAACTGAACCAGTAATCGTTTCATTAGTCTTAAAGTCTGGTGCAACATTAGTAGTCAATTGTAAATGAGAACCAGTTACCTTTATTGGTATAAATGTTTTCTGAGTACCTTCATCATGGAATTCAACAAAATAACTTAATGCTTCATCCAGTCTATCTTCCAATTGTTCAGTAGAAACATTAATCTGAATGACTGGTGCACCAAGTTTTCTTAATGCATATTCAATCAATTCTGTTCTATTTGTAGTTGCCATTTAATATTCCTTAAGATCCAAAGATCGATGATAGGGTTCTCAAACCTAAATTTACATTTGATACTGTTTGCTCGGCCTTTCCAATTTGTGGAAATCTTGCAGCAAGATATGGTTTAGCTATCCGATAAATTTCCATCAATGCATTTTCTTCTTGTCTCGCTACTGGTGGAACTTGAGTGGGTTCAACTGCTTTCCAATATCTATATTTAAAGGTAATTGGAAGTTCCATAAACTTTTCATTTGCATTGGATAAATTTAATGGTGTTATTTGATCCATTAAAACATCATAGAATTCCCATGCATAAATCGGTATATCCGATTGATTTAATAATTCTAATCTAGCTCTGGTTCTAAGATTATCATAATATTCTACTTGACCTTTTTCTGGATCGTATGTAATTTCTGCCCAGTTATCAAATAGATGCCTAATGTGCATATTACCATCCATTAGAAATGTAACGACTACACTAGATTCATCGTTAAAGGCTGAGTATGGGGTACTATATGCAATAGTACTTTGCGATTGACCTTTAGTGGCAACATTCCAAGATAATGCACCGGATACTTCACTAGCATACAAACTCATTATTTCTAAACTATAATTATTGCCAATCAATCTAGGTGGTAATAGAACAGTAAATATAAATCGATTACTTCTAGCTAAATCAGTTAATCTTACCGACGATAAAAATGTATCCAAGCTCATTTTCTATATAACTCTTTTTCAGTTAATTTATGAAATTGCCAATTTTTATCTTGACAGAATTTTTCGGCTGCTTCCCATTTAGCTTGATTGATGATATAAGTTACACACTCTTCATCATATCTCTTAGTTTTTCGCTTTGGTACAACTGGCATTTTAGTCTGCTTATATGGTTTAATTTCAATTAACTTTACAACTTGATTACCAGATTTGTCTATCATCTTTACTAGCATATCTGGATAATACTTATGAACTCTACCATCTAATGGATTCAAATATGGAATAGATATTTCTTCTGATGCATATTGAATGACCGATTCATTCAAATCTAAGTATCTGAGAAAGTCAGATTCCCAAGATGATCTAGCAATAATATTATTAACATCCCCAACATATTTATGTGGATTTTTGGGTTTGAATTTTGACTTATGAAATTTATTCATGAATGATAAATATAGTTATACATTAACTATTTATACAAATAAAATGGCCTTTGATTCCAATAGTTCTTCCCCAGACTTAAATGTAAATTTACCATTGAATGGTCAATTGGGATCATTACCTAGAAATGAATCCGAAATTCTGTATAGTTCAATTACTCCAGAGGGTAGATCACTATTTGGTACTAATTCAAATGGTCGATTATTTGCGCCTACTGATACTATCCAAGGGGTTATAAATAGAACCTTATTTGGAAATAATGATTTAAATAATGTTAGAAGTGAATTGAATTTACCTTCTGCTAGAATGACAGAATTAACCAGTGGAACGATAAATGAATATACTAAAGAATTTCAAACTGGAATAACTCAATATCCATATCTTCAAATATTTGTAGTCGTTACTAATCATACTCGATTAAAGACTGGAGATCAAAGGGATAAATCTACAACTAAATCAGTAGGATTATTAATAGAAGGTAGGAAGGTATTTGATGAAATTGAAAAGACTGTTGGTGATTACGGTAATAAAATATCTTCTGGAATAGATTCAATTAAGAATATTGGATCTGATATAGTTGGATTAATTCCTTCTATGTCTCCATTTGCTGGCACTATAATTAAACTTGGTAAGACATATGGTCCGGCTGTTTTGGAAAGTTCTAAAGAATTATATGAAAAGGCTAAGAGTTTTAAAGATGAACCTTCAAACAATTCATCGGCATTTAATTCTGCATTTGGTGCTGCGGTAGCAGATTTAACCAGACAAGAAACTCGATTACTAGCTTCCTATGCACTTCCTATGCCACTTGATCATACAATTAATGGATCACTAAAGTGGTCAGGAGTTAATGCAGGTAGCTTAAGAGGATTGGCCTTAGAAACAGAATCACAAGCTGCAATTGGATCTAAACTTTCAGATAATTCTAATTTTACTTCAGAATTGGTTGGAAAGGTATTAGGAAGGGCTGCTTTAAATATTGGTTCAAAAGTATTTGGTGGGGATTCTGATATGACCGATAAACAGTTTGTTGATAAGGCAACTGGTACAATTTCGAATCCCAGACCCACTCAAGTATTTGATGGAACAGATCTACGATCATTCACGTTTACGTGGTTATTATCTCCAAAGAATAGACGAGAAGCCATTGGATTATTGGATTTAATCGAAAACTTAAGATATTATGCACATCCAGAATTTGCAGATGAAACAAAAACTTACATGAGATTTCCTTCAGAATTTGAATTGGAATTCAGATTACCTTCTGGTGCTAAGAATAAAAGTATCCCATCAATTAAACGATGCGTTATGACTGGAATTAATGTACAATATAATCCAGGAAATGGCAGATGGACTACATTCTTATCCAATGATCCAAATGAAAGTTTACCAACACACATTCAATTGCAA